TTGTAGAAATCCATATAATAATTTTTTTTTTGATTATATATATTTTGATTGTGGTTCAATTTGTTTATTTAAAAAATATTTACCATTAAAATTCTTTATAAATAATAAAATAAAATTAAACAATAAGCCAGTAAAGCCAGTTTTTACTGGCTTTTTTTAATTAAAACTTTTTATTATGTTTTATGTATAATAATTAAAATTTATTATTGATCATCCAAAACAACGGTAAATCTTTTTTGTCATTAACATAATTATTTTAAAACTTTTTATTATGATTTATGTATAATAAGAATAAAAAATAATTTAAAAATTATGGCAAAAATTGCAAAAATTGCAAAAACTTCACAAAAAAAATCTAATGATTTTAATTTTTCAAGTTTATCAAGTCTTATAGACAACATGGACAAAAAAGATATAATTTCAGTTGAAGATTTTAATAAAGAAAAGAATTTTATATCAACAGGTATTCATATTGTTGATGGACTTTTATCAAAAAGTATATTAAAGGGTGGTATTCCAACGAACAAAATTACTCTTATTGCTGGACCAAAACAAACAGGTAAATCATTTATATCCTTAAATATAGCAAGAAATGCTCAAAAAATGGGATATAATGTTGTTTGGATTGATACTGAATATAGTATCGAAAAAACAGATTTTGAAATGTATGGTATTGATACATCAAATTCAGATACATTTATGTTAATTCGTACAAATATTGTTGAAAAAATCAAAATTTTCTTAATGGCATTTTTAGATGCTTTACAAAAATTAAAAGATACTGGTGTTGATGTATCAAAAACAATTGTGATATTAGATTCAATTGGTATGTTATCATCAGAAAAAGAAAAAGAAGATACCCTAAAACAAGTTGTGAAACAGGATATGACACGTGCAAAACAGATAAAATCATTGATGAGACTTATTACTAATGATTTGGGTAGATTAAATATACCGTTGGTAGCAACAAATCATATTTATTTAACACAAGATATGTTTCCACAAACTATTATGAGTGGTGGTGAAGGTTTATATTATGCAGCAAGTGTAATATTGTTTTTAAGTGATTCAAAATTAAAAACAGGTGAAGAAGATGAAATGGACTTGGGTCGATCTGGGTCTATAATTACAGCAAAATGTAATAAAAATAGATTAGCAAAACCAAAGAAAGTTAAATTTGAAATAGATTATAGTAAAGGTATTAATCCTTTTAAAGGTTTGGATTTATTCTGTACAATTGAAAACTTTGATAAAATTGGTATTGCAAAAGTTAAAAAAGTTGTAGATAAAGAAACTGGTGAAATATCATATACTTCATATAACCGTTGGTATGTTAGACATTTGGATACATATCTGGCAGAAAAACAATTATTTAATAGAAAGGTTTTCACACCTGAAGTTTTAGCTAAAATGGAACCAATTATATATGATTACTTTAAATATCCTTCATATGATGAATATCTTAAAGAATTAGAAGAAATTGATGAAAAATTAAATGAAATAGAAGAAAAAGATATGTTAACATCAGAAGAATTTAATCTCAATGATAATGATGAAAATTTATTTAATTAATTAATATAATATTTTAAAATGGCAGATGTAACAAATACAAACCAAGAAAAACATTATTTTGTTCACATATTAGAAAATCCCGATCAATTTAGTAAGGTAGAACCATATTTTTTTAAGAATTCTGATATAATGTTCATTTATTCTGTAATTAGAGATGAATATATTAGAAGTGAATCACATACTGTTCCAAGTATTAATCAGATATATTCTATGGTTAAACTTGCAGATCAAGAAAATAAAATAAACGATAAAGTTATTAAATTACTTTTACAATCTGATAATGGTGACATTAGTTCAGAGTGGTTATCGCCAAGATTTAAGAGTTGGAAAATAAAAAATCAACTTCAGGGTGATATGCTCAAAGGAATTGACTTTGTTCGTAGTTTAGATGAAATTGATTATGATAATGTTGTTGATATTGCACAAAAAATTAAGGGTATGTTTAATAACGTACTACTTGTAGATGATGATGATAATGATTTGGGTGATGATTTTGATGATCCAGAATCACATAAACAAGAAATATCAAAAAACTGCATACCAACTGGATGGCAATGTATTGATACGATTTTAGGTGGGGGTTGGAGTAAATCAACATTAAATGTGATTATGGGTGAAACAAATGTTGGTAAATCAATGTGGTTACATAATATTGCTGTTAATGCTGCTAATGCTGGGGAAAATGTATTGATTATTACATTGGAAATGGCAAATAGAAAAGTATTTAAAAGATTGGGTTGTATGCGTCTTAAAATACAAACTGATGAATATGATACTAAAACAAAGGATCCAATGTTTTTGAAGCAAAGATTAAATAATCTAAAATCACAAGTAACAGGTGGTAATTTATTTGATCAAAAGCCTGGAAAACTTTTTGTGAAAAAATATAATACTAGTGATTGTACAGTTACAGATATAGATAATTATGTTAAGAAATTTGAAGAAGTTAAAAGGCTTAAAGTAGGAATGGTAATTGTCGATTATATTAACATTATGTCAATTGAAAAAGGTTTTGATGTAACAAATATGTTATATTTAAAAGGTAAACATTTGGCAGAAGGTTTAAGACGAATTGGCGACAAATATGAATGTGCTGTGATTACAGCAACACAAACGGATAAAGCTGTTTGGGGTGCATCTGATATAAAATTAGCTGATATTCCAGAAAGTAAAGCTATTGCTGATACTGCTGATTCTGTGTGGGGAATTATTCGCAATCCTGAAATGAAAAGAAATAATATTTATAGATTAAAAATTTTAAAATTAAGAGATGGTGAACATCATGAAGAACAAGTTAGATTTGATTTTAATACTAAATTTTTAACTATGGAAAATGATACTTTGGTGGGTGTGAAATAAAAGAAAAGAAAATAATTAATATTAATGATTAAAAAGAAAGATTATGATTTAGAAGATGAAGAAGAATTGTATGAAGAAGAAGTATTAGACTTGGAAGTAATAGAAGAAGACTATGATGAAAATTCTGGAATTGATGAATCTGAAACAATTGATAATGATGATGCTGAAGAAGATGAAGATTCAGATAGTGAAATAATGTTTAAATTTAATACAAATAATCATAAAATTGAAGGTAAACATGCTCTACAACGAGATACAATTTTTAAAGGTAAAGATGATACTAATACAGAAGATGGTGATTCAAGTTCAACACAAGATTTATTTAATGTTAATGACGGATTTACATTAGAAGTTGGATCAAGTTTTGATTTTGAAAGTAAGAATAATGAAGATTATGTTAATAGATTAAATTTATCTAATGATGTATATAAATTATTAAATGAAAAAACAGAATTGGATTTTTCTTCTAATAGAAGAAAACCAAATAAACAAGCATTTAATGATTATTATAGAATGTTATTAGATAATGTAGGAAAAGAATATACTAAATCTGAAATTTTTGTTGAATTATCATATTATTTTACTGATAATATATTCAATATGTTTAAGTTATTAGATAAAGAATATGCAACACAAATAATAGTAGAATTGAAACAAAGTGGATATTTAAGAAATCTTAATAATATCAACTTTATTTAAAAAATAATTAAAATAAAAAAAAATGGAATACAAAAGAAACGAAGCGTTTGAAGCATCTTTGGAATATTTTAAAAATGATTCTTTGGCTGCTGATGTTTTTGTGAATAAATATGCATTAAAGGCTACAAAGGATGGCGATACTGTTTATTATGAAAAAACACCAGATGATATGCATAAAAGAATTGCAAAAGAATTACATAGAATTGAAAATAAATATGAAAATCCTTTATCCGAAGATTTTATATTTGATTTATTGAAAGATTTTAAATACATAATTCCTGGTGGATCACCAATGTCAGGTATTGGTAATGATGCACAAGTTGTATCATTATCAAACTGCTTTGTGATAGGAAACACTGCGGATTCTTATGGTTCAATTTGTCAAATTGATGAAGAACAAATTCAACTTATGAAACGTAGAGGTGGTGTTGGACATGATTTGTCACACATCAGACCAGCAGGATTACCTGTAAAAAATTCAGCATTAACATCAACAGGAATTGTACCATTTATGAATAGATATTCAAATTCTACTAACGAAGTTGCACAAGGTGGTAGAAGGGGAGCATTAATGTTATCGTGTTCTATACAACATCCAGATTCAGAAGAATTTATTGATGCTAAATTAGAACAAGGTAAAGTAACAGGTGCAAATATTTCTGTCAAATTAACAGATGATTTTATGCAAGCTGCATTAAATGCTAATATGTTTGAACAGATATTTCCAATTGGATCAAAAAATCCAATATTAACAAAACAAGTTGATGCAAATAAATTATGGAAAAAAATTATACATAATGCTTGGAAATCAGCAGAACCTGGTGTATTATTTTGGGATACTGTTATGAAGGAATCTATTCCTGATTGTTATCAAGATTTTGGATTTACAACTGTTAGTACAAATCCATGTGGAGAAATAACACTCTGTCCTTATGATAGTTGCAGATTATTAGCGTTAAATTTATATAGTTTTGTTGAAAATCCATTTACATCTACAGCAACATTTAATTGGGATAAATTTGAACAATATTCAGTTTATGCAGAACGATTTATGGATGATATAGTGGATTTAGAAATTGAAAAAATCGAAAAAATTCTTGAAAAAATTGATAGTGATCCTGAATCAGAAAATGTTAAACGTACTGAAAAAGATGTGTGGAATAAAATTATGGATATGACTGTGAAGGGTCGTAGAACAGGATTAGGTGTTACTGCTGAAGGTGATATGTTAGCAGCATTAGGATATCGTTATGGAACAAAAGATGCAACAGATTTTTCTACATTGATTCATCAAAAATTAGCTATATCAGCATATAAATCATCTGCAATTATGGCTAAAGAACGTGGATCATTTCCAATTTACGATTATAATAGGGAATTGAATAATCCATTTATTCAGAGATTAAAAATTGCTGATCCAGAATTAGATGAAATACTAAAATGTGGTAGAAGAAATATAGCATTACTTACAATTGCACCAACTGGTAGTTTAAGTATTTTAACACAAACAACATCAGGTATCGAACCAACATATTTAATATCTTACAAAAGAAGAAGAAAAATAAATCCCAATGATAAAATTGGTAGAATTGATTTTGTTGATAATGAAGGTATAAAATGGGAAGAATATAATGTTTTTCATCATAAATTTGAAACTTGGTTAGATATAAATGGTTATAATGTTGATGAAGTTAAAAATATGAAAGATTCAGATTTACAGAAAATAATAGAATTATCTCCATATTATAAAGCAACATCAAATGATGTTGATTGGGTTGAAAAAGTTAGAATGCAAGGTGCAATTCAAAAATTTGTCGATCATTCAATATCAGTAACTGTTAATTTACCAAATAGTGTAACAGAAGAAATTGTAGCCAAAGTTTATGAAACAGGTTGGAAAAGTGGGTGTAAAGGTTTAACTGTTTATCGTGATGGTTCAAGACAAGGTGTAATTATGTCCAATGAAGGAACAACTCAAAATGTTGTATCTGAATCAAAAGAAAATAATGCCAAAAAAAGACCAATAAAAATGGAATGTGATGTAGTTAGATTTACAAACAATAAAGAAAAATGGATTGGATTTTTGGGTTTAATGGTAGATGAAAAAACAGGTGAAAAATATCCATACGAATTATTTACAGGATTGACAGATGAATTTCAAGTTCCTATTTATGTTGAAAGAGGTGAAATTGTTAAATTTAAAGAAAAACAAAAAGATGGTGAAGAAGAACAAAGTAGATATGATTTTGTTTATAAAGATAAAGATGGATATATTGTTATAATGCAAGGTCTTAATCGTGCATTTGATCGTGAATTTTGGAATGTTAGTAAATTAATATCAGCAACATTAAGACATAGAATACATTTACCAAGTGTAATTAGTATAATAGAAGGATTGCAATTAAATGATACTATGGCATTTGGAACATGGAAATCTGGTGTTAAAAGAATTATTAAAAAATATATTAATTCTACAATTTTAAATGAATCATGTCCTAGTTGTGGTGCAACAGAACCAGATTTAACATATGTTGATGGGTGCAAGACGTGCAAAAATTGTGGATGGTCCAAGTGCGAATAATTATGTGATAATCAAGTAGTTATAAAGTTTTTTAAAAATAATCCACATATTTTACACTTTTGACAACCATTATTTAATATATAATTAAAAAATTAATATTTAAAATGGTAAAATATAAAGAATGTAAAATATGTGGATTAACTTTTCCATACACAACAGGAAAATTTACGAGTCATTTAATGGAAGAACATAATATAACATTAAGAGATTATATTATAAAATATGAATTAAGTGGAAATACACCAAAATGTCAATGTGGATATTGTGATGAAGATGCTCCTTTTTTTAGGGGAAAATTCTTAGATAGAATTGGTGATCATCAAAAATATGAATGGTTAAAAGAACAATATATAAAAAAATATGGCAAACCGACTTGTAAAACTTGTGGTGAAGATGTTAAATGGCATAGAGGAATACCAAATAGTTATTGTTCAGCTAAATGTATACCAAATAATTGGAATCAAGAAAAAATAAATAAAACGATAAAAGAAAAATATGGTGTTGATAATGTTTCTTTTTTGTATGATGTTCGTAAAAAAATATCAGATAATATGAAATCTAAAATTTTTGATTTTAAAAACAATTTTAAAATCAAAAAATATAAAGAATCCGAATTATATTATCAAAGTTTATATGAATATGATTTTTTAGAACATTGTGAAAAATTGAATATTTTAGACAAAGTTGAAAATGGAAATGTGTATAATTTTTTATTAGAAGATACTAATTTTGGATTTAGAACAATAACAGATTTTTGTATTGGTGATACTGAAATAGAAATTAAATCAACCTATATTTTAGAAAAACAAGGTGGTCAAAATATTATAGAAATTAAAAGACGTGCTGTTGAAAGTGATTGTAAGAAATATTTGTTGATTTTAGATAAGAAATATTCAGAATTTGATAAATATTTAAAAATTATAAATCAATAAAATAAAAAAAAGAATGATAAAAATTATCATTCTTTTTTTATTTTTATTTTTTCAATAAAGGTGCGGGTTTATCATCATCGACATAACCCCAAATAACATTTCTATATTTATCTAAAATTGGATCTGCTAAAAAATTTTGTATTTTTTTGCTGTTTTCAAAATCTTCAATAGAATTTTTCTTTATATTCAAATCTGTTACAAATTCATGGTCTAAAACATAAAGTAAATATCCAACACATTCATCATCAGAAATTGTATTTAAAAATTTAAGTAAATTATTTATTTGATCTATGTTTAATTTCGAAACTTTTCTTTCTTTCATTGATTGTAATAGTTCTGATTTTTTGTCTCTGGAAAATGATTTTATTTCATTTTCAATACTATCATAATCATTTAAAATATGATCAATTGAAATTTTGAGTATGTCTTCACAATATTTAAAAAATCTAACATTACTAACACCAATATAACCATGTCCAATTTGTTTTATGTCATTTAACCACACAATTGGTGATGGGAAATTTCTAAATTGTTTTGGTGTTCCATCAATATCTAAAATTACATTTCCATCATTATCATATCTTGTAGTATATTTATTTTTTCCAAAATTAACCCAAATATAATCTGATAAAAATGTCCATGATCTAGGTGTAGCATATGCTTTATTTTTTGATTTATTATCTGTTTTTTTCCAATAATATTCACCGTGATTTTTTAGAAAATCCACAATGGTAGGACAAATAAATTCTTTTGCATAATTTTCATACCATTCTGTAAAAGGTAGTTCGTGTTCAAGTTGAATTATACGATTATTTAATGCAGCATCAAATTCTTCAACATCAGTACCATCATCTTCACCTAAATTTCCAGATGCACACATCAATACATTATCATTAAATTTGAAAAATGTTCCTATTTCTCTTTCTAATAATATTTGCAAAGCAGCATTTCGAACTGAACTAGAAGATCTATTTAATTCTTCAAAGTGAATAATAGTTAGTTTTTCATTTGCTAAATAAGCCCAATCTGGTACAACATGGTGTAAAACTTTTTTTGTTTCACCATTAATAATAATATCATCTATCATAGGAAATAATCCTACGTCAGTTTCATCAACCATAGATAAACGAATATCAAAATATTGTGCTCCAAGTTTTTTAGCAATATTTCTTGTGATTGCTGATTTAGCAAATCCAGGTGGGGAATAAATATATAATACACCACTTTTAGCATTCATTATTTTATAATATTTTTTTTCTTTATCAGATAGATATTTATAACCTAATGGATATTCTTCTGATGGTTCAAAACCAACACTTTTTGAAAAATTATTTGACATATTTTTTAATTTTTTAAAAATTTTTTATTTCTAATTTCAAATACAATAATAACAAAAAATTTAATAAAAAATAAAATATTTCAAAAAAAGATAAAAAAAGATAAAAAAAGATAAAAATTATTTTATATATAATAGAAAAAAAACACATATGAAAAAATTAAAAAACATGAAAATAGATGAAATATTGCATAATGAATTAAAAACATTTGCAAAAGTTCATTCTTTAAAATTAAATGATTGGGTAGAAAAAATAATAAAAAATGAATTTCAAAAAATAAAAGAACAAAATGATAATAGATAAATATGTGAAAATAAAAATTGGAACTAAAAATATAAAACATTATAAGGAATTGAAATATGATGTGAAAATTGGAATAACTATTTTAGTTCATGTGAAAGATTTATTACCAACAACAAAAGTTAAAGTTAAAGTTAAATGTGATTTTTGTGAAAATATTGTCGAAACTGAATATAAAAATTATTATAGTAATTATAATAATTTGAATAAATTTTCATGTTGTGCTAAATGTACTCAAAACAAGACAAAAATAAGTAATTTAAAAAGATATGGTGTTGAATTTGTAAATCAATCAAATGAAATTAAAAATAAGACAAAAAATAATTCTATAAAAAATATTAAAAAATACAATTCAACATTATTGAAAAATAAACCAGAATATCTAAATTGGATTTTAACAAAAGATATAATATTGACGATAAATAAATGGAATATTGAACATTTTATTCATTTAGGTTATGAAGGATTAAAGATAAATCAAAAATGGATTGTACCAGTTGAACATTTAATGAAAAATAGTGGTGTCAAAATTGAATGTAAATGCGGTTTTTGTGGCAAAACACAAAATATAACATTTCAAAAATATTTAGAAAATTTCAATAGAAATAATTTTTATAGTTGTAAAGGTTGTAATAATAAAACACTAAAAATAACAATGATGAACAAATATAATGTTGATAATTGTTGTAGATTAGATACGTGTATAAATAAAAAAAAGAAAACATGTTTAGATAAATATGATAATGAATATGCGATTGCATCTAAAATAGTTAAAAATAAAATAAAACAAATATTATTGGATAAATATGGTGGTCATCAAATTATGGATGATAATATAAAATATAAGATAATATCTAAAGGTAAAGAAACAAAAATTAGGAAAGGTTTGATTATACCTGATGATGAATTATCGGGTTGGAAATTATATAGAAGGAATATTCGGAGATTAACAGAAAAAAACAGAAAAATATTATTGGATAATTGGAATGGTTTAGATTTTTATGATAATGAATATATTAGAGATAATTTTAAATTAGTACATATTGATAGAAGATATCCAACATTAGATCATAAAATTAGTATATATTATGGATGGCAAAATAATATATCAGAAAAAGATATATCTGATATATCAAATTTGTGTTTTACTAAGAGATTTATTAATTCAATTAAATCTAAATTAAATTTTGATGATTTTGATATGTTAAATTAATTTTCATAAATCTTGTTGCAAACCTATATTAATTATTTGTTTTACTTTACCATTATCATTTAAAATTGGACAATTATTCGCTGTTGATAAAATTAATGTTTTTGTTTTAATGTCTTTAAAACATAATTTATCTGTGTATCCATCAGTTAAAATACAAATATTAAACATATAAATTTTATTTTTTTTATCTGATATAAAATCCAATGCTGGTTGAAGTGCAGTTCCACCTAAACCGCATATTTTCATCAATTCTAATTCTTTTTTTCTTTTAATTTTAATATTTTTTTTAACATCAGTATCACATTGAATAAGATTAATTTCAATATCATTTTGAAAAATATAAGACAATGCTTTTTCAAATTCATCACACATTGAACCTGATGTGTCTAAAATAACATTAATTTCAGATTTATGTTTTTTTGTTCCTTTTAATCCTTGTATATTTTTGCGATTTGGTCTAACAATAGTTTTTTGTTTAATTGAACCAAAAACATGATTATTCATCATTCGTTTAATATCCTTTAAATAATCTTTTCTAGTTTTTCTGAGTTTATTTATAATTTTTTCAACTTCACCTGATTCTAATCCTCTAGATTTTAGAATTTGCATAACATTTTCAATTAATTCTTTTTTTACTTCACTTGTTATTGTATCTTCTAAATGTGTATCTAAAGTTAATTGATCTTCATATTCTTCACCTTCAAATATAGTTTCTAATGAATAGCTATTTGTATTATTTTGTCCATATTTACCATATCTTGGCTTACCAGATGTGTCGAATGAATTTTTTTTATAATTTCCCTTATTTACACCATCATTTTCACCATCATTTTCACACTTTTCACCATCATTTTCACCATCATTTTCACCATCATTTTCACCATCATTTTCACACTTTTCACCATCATTTACACACTTTTCACCATCATTTTCACCATCATTTTCACACTTTTCACCATCATTTTCACCATCATTTTCACCATCATTTTCACCATCATTTACACCATCATTTACACCATCATTTTCACCATCATTTTCACACTTTTCACCATCATTTACACCATCATTTTCACACTTTTCACCATCATTTACACCATCATTTTCACACTTTTCACCATCATTTATACCATCTTTTTCACCATCATTT